AATACTAGGAAATGCAGGGGGTTCAAGGGGGACGGCGAGTCCCCTTGGGTTCAAGGGGGAAGTCCGTTATGCTATGTTTTTTAAAATCGATCATTTTATATATATGCCAAGTAACACAAAAAAACACAATCTCCAAGATAAAAAGGAGCTTTCACATTTAGAAGAAAATCAGCGTATTCAAATCGTTGAAACCAATACCTCTATTGTGGGATGTAATCCGCGCAGTGTAAATAGTTATATTCCTCAAGGTGAGCCCGGTATTACCGGTCCAACAGGACCTCCTGGACCAATGGGATTGTTAGGACCAACGGGTCAGACAGGTCCAACGGGTCAGACGGGTGAAACAGGTCCAAGTGGAGATAAATACGCAACCACTTCAACCACGTCAATCGATTTAAATACATTGCAAATTGGAATTATTCAAACGCTAATTGTTGACATACATTTATCTTATACTCCTGGCCAAGAAGTGGTCATTGCCAATGATTCTGTTTCAACAACTTCTTTAGATAGCTTATCGTTAAACTATTTCCGCGGTGTTGTTTCTAGCTATGATCCTCAAAACGGAACAATGAATGTTTTGGTCGAATTAATAGAAGGAAGTGGTACCTATTCCATATGGCAAGTTAATTTAGAAGGTTCAACTGGAAAGCAAGGTCCGACCGGTTATACTGGACCCCAAGGCATTCAAGGAGTGACCGGACCACAAGGTCTAATCGGTTACACTGGATCACAAGGCATTCAAGGAGTGACCGGACCACAAGGTCCAAAGGGTCCCACCGGAACACAGGGATTACCTGGAATACGCGGACCCACCGGAGCACAGGGTCCAACTGGTTATACTGGACCACAAGGCATTCAGGGCATCCAAGGACTCACTGGACCCACGGGTTACACCGGTCCGCGAGGTATCCAAGGAATAAAAGGTGATACAGGAGACGCAGGTGATCGGTATGCAGCCACATCCACCGACACCATCGATCTATCCGCACTGGTGGTTGGTCAAATGTATTCAATTACGATTGAGACTGGATTGGCTTACACGGTAGGTCAAGAAGTCATCATAGCGTACGATGATTTGAATTTGTTCGACGCTCTTGTAAATAGTTATGACGTGAATAGCGGAGAATTGGTGTTTAAAGTGGATCTTGTGGTGGGTTCTAAAAAGGAATCGTCATGGGAAGTGAATTTGAACGGTGCGCCTGGACGTCAAGGTGAGATTGGTTCAACCGGGCCACAAGGTATTCAAGGGCCAACGGGAGTGCGAGGTATGCAAGGACCAACCGGACTGCAAGGTATTCAGGGACCAACGGGAGTACAAGGAATTCAAGGACCACGAGGTATTCAAGGACCGACGGGAACACAAGGAATTCAAGGAATTCAAGGCGTAACCGGCCCAGCTGGACCACAAGGAAGTCAGGGAAATACTGGCCCAGCTGGACCACAAGGAAGTCAGGGAAATACTGGCCCAGCTGGACCACAAGGAAGTCAGGGAAATACCGGACCCGCCGGAGCACAAGGTAACCAAGGAAATACCGGACCAACGGGTCCAATCGGTGATAAATATTATTTTGTTTTGAGTGAATTGATCAACCTAAATACATTGCAAATTGGTGAAGTCAAGGAATTTACTTTCCCAAAAGACATGGCATATTCCTCCAAACAAGAATTGGTGTTTGTCTATGATGACGATAATTACTTTAATAGTGCAATTAATTCATACGATAAGACAACTGGTATAACGAGTGTAACGGTGAATTATATTGTTGGAAATGTTACGGGAATTACATGGCATGTGAATTTAACTGGTTTGCAAGGTGTCACGGGACCACAAGGATTACAAGGTGTGACCGGACCAAAAGGAGTACAAGGTTTGACGGGACCACAGGGTTTGACGGGTGCGCAGGGATTGAAAGGAGAAACGGGTGCGCAAGGATTACGTGGTTTTACTGGTGCAACTGGAGCGCAGGGATTGAAAGGAGAACGCGGTTTTACTGGTGCAACAGGACCAACTGGGGCACGTGGATTGCAAGGTTTTACGGGTGATAGTGGTAATATTTATTATAGTACTTTATCGGACTTTATTAATTTAAATAATATACAAGTGGGCGATGCGAAAACATATACGATTGATACGAGTTTGGCTTATACGACTCGTCAAGAAGTATTGATTGTCTATGATGTCGATAATTTTATGAATGGGGTGGTTACCAATTATGATGCATCCACTGGGAATTTGAGTATTGTTGTTAATTTTGTGCAGGGAAATGCAAGTGGTGTTACATGGGAAGTAAATCTGTCTGGAAAACAGGGTATGACAGGACCACAAGGATTACGCGGTTTTACGGGACCACAAGGTATTCAGGGAATAAAAGGTGATACGGGACCACAAGGTATTCAGGGAATAAAAGGGGATACGGGATCACAAGGATTACGTGGTTTTACGGGACCAAGAGGTATTCAAGGCATAAAAGGAGACACGGGAGAAGCAGGAGACCGTTATGCAGGAAGCTCGACGGATAGTATCGATTTATCTTCTTTGGTCATTGGCAATATATATCCTATTTCTATTGAAACCGGATTGGCTTATACCGTTGGACAAGAAGTCATTGTCGCTTATGACGATGCAAACTATTTTGATGCCATGGTAAATAGTTATGACGTGAATAGCGGAGAAATGATGTTTAAAGTAGATATTGTGGTTGGTTCAAGTACGCAAACAGAATGGGAAGTGAATTTGAAAGGTGCTCCTGGAAAACAAGGAGACACTGGACCACAAGGTATTCAGGGAATAAAAGGGGATACTGGACCACAAGGAGTGCAAGGAATAAAAGGGGATACTGGACCGCAAGGTATTCAGGGAATAAAAGGAGACACTGGACCACAAGGAGTGCAAGGAATAAAAGGGGATACTGGACCACAAGGAGTGCAAGGAATAAAAGGGGATACTGGATCGCAAGGTATTCAGGGAATAAAAGGAGACACTGGACCACAAGGAGTGCAGGGAATAAAAGGGGATACTGGACCACAAGGTATTCAGGGAATCCAAGGAGACACTGGACCGCAAGGAATTCAAGGGATCCAAGGAGACACTGGACCACAAGGTATTCAGGGAATCCAAGGAGACACTGGACCACAAGGAATTCAGGGAATAAAAGGAGACACTGGACCACAAGGAGTGCAAGGAATCCAAGGATCACAAGGTAATACAGGACCACAAGGAATTCAAGGAATTCAAGGTCCTCAAGGAATTCAAGGAGATACTGGATTGGAAGGATCACAAGGAGATACTGGACCTCAAGGAGTAACAGGAGAAGCTGGAGACAAATATTCAACAACTTCTTCCAGTACTATTGATTTAGATAATACAACAGTGGGGGATATTTTGAATATTATCATTGAATCCAATTTATCTTATACTTCTGCTCAAGAGGTTGTTGTTTCCAATGGAACTAATTATTTTGATGCATTTGTAAATAGTTATAATGTTAGTACGGGTCATATAGAATTGAGAGTTGATGTAAAATCTGGTTCTGGAAGCTATACTTCATGGGAAGTTAATTTGAAAGGGGCACCTGGAAAACAAGGCGCAACCGGTCCTCAAGGACCAACTGGATTACGTGGATTTCAAGGAGATCAAGGTCCGCAAGGAATTCAAGGACCACAAGGAATCCAGGGAATCCAAGGAGATACTGGAGCACAAGGTATTCAAGGAATCCAGGGAATCCAAGGAGACACTGGGTCACAAGGTATTCAAGGAGATAAAGGAGACACTGGAGCACAAGGACCACAAGGTATTCAAGGAGATAAAGGAGACACTGGAGCACAAGGACCACAAGGTATTCAAGGAGATAAAGGAGACACTGGACCACAAGGACCACAAGGTATTCAAGGAGATAAAGGTGATACTGGACCACAAGGAGATACTGGATTTATTTCTATTTCCGGAACAAATTACTCCGATTATGTTTATTGGAATGATAGTACATCTGCATGGTCTGTCGGATCATCTGAGATTCACCTTGGTTTGGATGCCGGAAAAACAAGTCAAGGAACAGGCTCAATTGCAATCGGTCGAAATGCCGGAAATAGTTCTCAAAATGATGGATCCATTGCGATCGGTGATTCATCGGCCTTTAGTAATCAATCGTCATATGCAATTGCCATTGGACAAAATGCAGGAAGTGCGAATCAAGGAGGTTTTTCGGTTGCTTTAGGTACAGATGCCGGTTTTACAGGACAAGGTGTGGAATCCATTGCCATTGGAAGAGAAGCAGGTTATAATCACCAAAGAAGTAACGCAATTGCGATAGGTCATAATAGTGGATTGCAAGACCAAGCTTCTACATCTATTGCCATTGGACAAGAATCCGGAAATACAAACCAAGAAGGATCAATTGCTATTGGATATCAAGCAGGAAAAACAAGCCAAGGAACAGATTCGATCGCTCTTGGAAAACAAGCCGGAGTCACTTCTCAGCCCAATAATTCTATTATATTAAACGCAAGTGGAAGTGCATTAAATCCAAGTACATCATCCTCCTTTTACGTGAATCCGGTACGGAATGCAACATCGTCCAATATTTTAATGTATAACCCATCCACTTCTGAAATTTCCTATGCATTAGGGGGACAAACCAATGTGGCACTTTATTTTGACGATTTATCTTTCTCAGGTGCAACAATACAAGATGCCACATATAACCATAGTGTAACCACAAATAACGGATTTAGCGGATTCTTGGATAGTACAAGTGGAACAGCTAATATTACTTTTTCCAGTTTAAGTGAATCCAATTATTTTGTGGAATTTTATGCACAATGTATTGGTACATCTGGAGGAGGCAGTTCAGGTAATTATATTACTTTACAATTACAGGGAATTACCACCGATACAAATTCCTTGGCCACTATTGGATTAGACACCAGAAGTGTTTCAAAAGGCAGCACTGCCTTTTTGGCGTTTGGAAGCGCAAGTTATCGCATTGTTTCCACAAGCACCACTTCAAATACTAAAACCATCAATAAAAACAATACATATCGTTTGAATGTGGATGTTGGAAAAGCATATGATTTGACGGATATTAAATTGACGGTTCGTGTAACACCTATGTAACTAAAGGAAACCCAGGTTTCCTTTAAAACCTTCCTTCTTTGAATAAATGATTCAGTTATGTTTTGAGTGGTACTTCTCAAAACATAATACTAGGAAATGCAGGGGGTTCAAGGGGGACGGTCAGTCCCCCTGTCAAAACATAATATTACGTTTCCCAGGAAATGCAGGGGGTTCAAGGGGGACGGTCAGTCCCCCTGGGTCAGTCCCCCTGGGTCAGTCCCCCTGTTACCACTTTGTGCTCTTTTTGACGTTAATCGAAACAGCGTTACGCTTCTTTGTCTTGGAAGGATCGTATTGTTCCCCCTCATCGTCCGAACCCATTTCCTTGGAAATGTCCCAAAATTCTTTCGAACCCAACTTAAAACTGGGTCTATTTTCGGCCTTATACCAAAAAATCTGATCATTTAATTTGTTGGACTTGGCATTGTTATTAATGACCAAACATTCGTAATTTTCTGTGGTTTGATCCATGACTGAACAAAAGGATTCCAAGGTAGGAAACATGGAGGCATAGTTTTCCCAAATACGTTTGCGATTGGTCAAATAAGGTTCTCGCAAAATAAATACATAATCAATATTCGTACGCAAGTTTGGAGGAATACCCAATGGATATTGCATAGTAATAATAAGCATAATTTTCCAATGACGACCATTCATGAAGAGAAGACGCATCATCTTGTCTTTTGTCCATGATTGATCGTACAAACAATCATCTAAAATGACAAACGTTCTTGGATCTATCGTTGTTCGATTGAATTGTTCTTTTTCTTTGTTCATTTGTTTTAGCACCGCTTTTTGCCGGCGTAATACATTTTCCACCAAAACCGTATTGTATTCTTCATGAATAAACAGTTTGGGAACATGCGCAGAATAAAAACCGTTACCCGCTTCTGTCCCCGAAATAACTGTACCAATGGGAATATCTTGATGATGGAATAGTAAATCACGCACTAAAAAAGATTTACCTGTATCACGACGCCCAATCATGACAATTACTGGACCTTTATTTTCATTCGGCTTGAACGTAATCCATTTCATATCGAATTTTTTTAATTGTAATGTCATACTTTAGGAAATACTATACTAAACATGTTAGATTAAAATCACGTAAAACAAATGCACTTTTCGTTTATACTTAATTTAAAATCTATTCACAAACGTTATACTTGTCAATAGAATGGAATTGAAAGCAATCCATTATGCGAAACCGAATATGGTTAATTTAGAAGAACTGCAAAAACAAAATGAAGAATCGGAGTACAATCCTTTTGAGATTTCCGAGTTGCAATTTTACAATCCATTGTATCAACGATTTTTTGAGATGAATGAAAACAATTATCAGAAAATCGCCCTAAATCATCCTTATCACATTCGCGATTTACAACACGTCGAACATTTAGAAACAAAGGAAATCTTGGAAAAACCCGTTTTTGTGAAATTTTCACCTTTATTAGACCCATATCGATACATGATTGGAAAATACAAGTTGGAAGACAATAATATTGCCACTATTCCTAAATTAAATAGTACTCCGGAAGAGGTACATCCGAAAATGTTATTTCCACACAATACCTCTTATGTGGATTGTTTTTTCACCTATTTGTCTTCCTGTTTATTACATCAAAAAAATTTCGAACACGGCATCGATTTTTACGGTTCTTTTCTTGGAATTCAGAAAGTACATAAGGTTTGTGTAACAGACGATGTGGAATATTTACACCAATCTGAATTTTATAACAAACATGTGGGTGAATTGTTTTATGTGGATCAACCCGAAATGATTGAAGGCGATGAAATTTCTATTTTAGGAGGTTCACGAAAGAATCGTAAAAAACTATGTTTGGAGGAAGAAACTATTTTTCAATTCGACGATTTCCAAGAATTAGAAGCCAGTCATGAATTATGTCAAACCATGTTAGCTGAAATCCAAGATTTAGAAACGATTTACTCGAAATCCAATTGTTCGGCTTCTTCTTCGCGATCTTCTTCCGATACAAGCAATGATAGTGAATTGAATTATAGTTCTGAAGAAGATGAAGAAGACGACCAGGAAAGCATGAGTGATGAAAGTGGATCCAGTGAAGAAAGCGAATGCTCGTCGGAAGAAGAAGAAATTTACGGGTATATTCACAATTTCCCTATTCAAATGATTTGTATGGAAAAATGCGACGGAACATTGGACAGTTTATTGGAAAATGATGAATTGGAAGAAGACAGTGGCTGTGCCATGTTGATTCAAATCATTATGATGCTCCTCACTTATCAGAAACATTTTCAATTTACTCATAATGATTTGCACACCAATAATGTAATGTATGTTAAAACTGAAAAACCTTTTTTGTATTATGAACATGAAAACAAAACCTATAAAGTTCCCACCTATGGTCGAATTTATAAACTCATTGATTTCGGTCGCGCCATTTACAAGTATGACAACAAAGTATTTTGCAGTGATAGTTTCGGTCCAGGAGGCGATGCTTCCACGCAATACAACTGCGAACCCTTTTTCAATGAAAACAAACCACGCCTCGAACCTAATTTTGCGTTTGATTTATGCCGTCTTGGAACATCCATTTATGATTTTATGATGGACATTGAAGACGACATTTCCACTTACGACGAATTCCAAAAAATCATATACGAATGGTGTTTGGACGACAATGGAAAAAACGTTTTGTACAAGAAAAATGGTGAAGAACGATATCCTTGTTTTAAATTGTACAAAATGATCGCCCGTACTGCTCATTATCACACACCCGAAGCCCAATTAGAACGATCTATTTTCTCTCAATATGTGATTGAAGAAGAAATGAAAGAAAAAACAGAGTTGTTTTCTATATAAAGTAATAATAATATCATTATGTTTTACACCATTTCGCATTGAAAATGCGAAATGGTAACCGGTTACCTTTCACTCATTTACGCCCATAAAATGGGCGTTTTAGTTCTCTTGTACATCGATAATATGTAATATTTCCTGCATTTCATTGTCGGGAATACGATCGTGTTGTCCCATATGTCGAGCCATGGGATCAAGATCTAATGGCTGTTGAGGAGGAACATATTCGCCATCTGTGGTATAAAGAGGATCACGGCAAATGGGACACTTGTTATTTAATTGTATGACATGATTGGCACATGTATCGCACAAATAATGACAGCACCCAGGTACATACAATTTATCTGGTTCAATTTCTTCGTAACAAACTGGACATTCGGCACGCTTATCATCTTTGGCGTAATATTCCTTCAAACGGTTAATTATACGAGTTACATCGGATTTGTTTTTATCCATAAGTCGCTTTTTTTCTTGCTCGCATTTTCGTCGAATACGACGTCGCATTTCACTTTCTCGCGCCAAACGATCGTAAAACTCAACGCGAATGCGATAACATACTTGATCAAAATTTCGCATACGCTCACGCAAGTGTCGAATCGTTTGTTCTTGGCGTTGAAATCGCGCATCATCATTGTTTGGAGTGGGGAATGGTAAATTCATTCCGTTTCCCAGTCGCAATCGAACATTTATAATAAGTTCTTGATTATCGTCTATTTCACGTTGTACAATCGCAACCTTATTGTATGACGTTGTGGAATGAGGGTCAAAATAGGTTGCGAATTTGTCTTCAAATACTTCGATTGTGGGTCGATCTTGTGTTTTCGGCGTTTCAACATAATGCACCTCTCCATCCACATATTCTGGTACGCGCTCATTGTAATTTATGGGCATATGCAAGGTAAACATGTGCAAGGAACCCGTATTTCGTTCATTATTTTTTATAAAATCGTATTTGTCCAAATTAAACTGGACCATAAACTCTTCAAAAGAGCTTAGAAATTTACGAATTCTTGTCATTTTTGATGTATATTTATAGTAAAGCTTATTTTTAACCTTTTTTAAATATCAATTTTGTATAACCAATGAATTTGTGAAACATTGTTCTGTAAAGCAGTTAAACATAATGATTCTAATTTGAATATAATATGTTGCCATCCGATATTGATTATAGCTTCAGTGCTCAAGAAATCGAGGACAAAACGTCGAAAATTTTGGCGGATTACGATGAATATTATGATATATTCATGAAAACCACGTTTTCCTCCAAAGAGGATTTTTTCGCATTTTATGAGAAAACCAATGACTGGGATTTGACGCTGGAATGCATGGATTTTTTGCAATATGTTCATGACGATTCGGAAGTGCGCAATGCCTCTATGGAATCCACTAAGAAAGTATCAGAGTTTTCCAACAAGTGGTCCATGGATATTGGCTTATATCAAGCCACTAAAAAAAATTACGAACAATTTTCCGATGTTTTTGACGCCGAGGAAAAACATTATATGGAAACAATTATGAAGAATTACAAACACAATGGTATCCATTTAGAGGAGTCCAAACGCAACGAGTTGCAAAAATTGTCTGATAAATTGAGCGATTTGTCTATTAATTATAGCAATAATTTGAATGAAGTCAAGGATTTTTTGGCTTTCAGTGAAGATGAATTGGATGGTGTTGATAAAGACTTTTTGGAAACATTGGAAAAAACCGAAGATGGCAAATATAAAATCACCACCAAATACGACCATATCAATAATGTCATGCCATATTGCAATGTGGAAAACACACGTAAGCAAACCAGTATTCAGTTTTTGAACCGCGGTAAAGAACCTTTTCATAATGAAAAAATGCTGCAGGAATCACTGGGTTTGCGACAACAAAAAGCCAAACTATTGGACCACGAAAATTATTCCGAATATGTCTTGTCTCATGAACGCATGGCCAAATCCTCCAAACAAGTATTGGAGTTTTTGCATAGTTTGTTAGAAAAAATGAAGATCAGTTCCAAGAACGACGTGGAAACTTTGTGTAATCATTTTGACCGAAGACAATTGGAATCCTGGAATAGCGCCTATTATACAAATCTTTATAAAAAGGAGTTGTTGCAATACGACGAAAAGGAAATCCAAGGGTACTTCCCTTTGGAGAAATTGTTGCCCAGTTTGTTGGCCACCTTTGAAGAAATTTTCCATTTGCAAATATCAGAAGTGTCTTTGGAGAAACATCAAACATGGCATGAATCCGTCAAGTGTTATGCTGTAAAAGACAATGAAAACGGAGTGTTGGGGGATTTGATTGGACATTTTTACGTGGATTTGTACCCGCGCGAAGGGAAATATGGACATGCCGCCGCTTTTACGTTGAAGCAGGCTTACATGGAAAACGAAATGCGCAGTACTCCCGTATCGGCCATGGTGTGTAATTTCTCTCGCGCCACTGCCGACAAACCGGCTTTATTGACTTTTCGCGAAGTGGAAACCTTTTTCCACGAATTGGGTCATATTTTCCATCAATTATTGAGTAAAAATCGTTTTGCCATGTTTAGTGGTACGTCGGTTGAATGCGATTTTGTCGAATGTCCCAGTCAGGCATTGGAAAATTGGTGTTACGAAGAAGATTTTTTGACACGCATTAGTTGTCACTATGAATCAGGAGAACCTTTGCCAAAAGACTTGATGGATAAAATCAAATCCAATAAACATTTGTTTCAAGGATTGCATTATATTCGTCAATTGCAATTTGCGCTATACGATATGACATTGCATATCAGTTTAGAGGAGCTCGATGTGGTAGAAGAATATAATAAAATCCAGGCCGAATTGAGTCCAATGGAACATTGTGAAGGATGCATGGCGGCGAATTTCTGTCATTTGATGGGCGGATACCAAAGCGGGTATTATGGTTATTTGTGGAGCGAAGTATATGCCGCCGAGGTCTTTCAGCTATTCAAAGACAGTGGAAATATTTTCAATCGCGATGTGGGCTTGCATTATCGCAAATGTATATTGGAAAAAGGAGGTACGCAAACTGGATTTACCATGTTGGAAAATCTTTTGACACGTCCTCCTAACAGTGATGCCTTTTTGAGTCAATTTACGTAATCAGCTACTGTTTTAAGGAATTGCTTAAAACAGTATTTTGCATGTTTAAAATGTTGGTTTATCAGTAAAAACTTGGGTGGCGGCGTTGTTTAAGACCTTGGAATCGGTGACCACATTGAAAAATTCATTGATGGAATCTTGGAAATTGAAATAAATATACGAACCGGCTAAAGAAGATACTAATACGATGAGTAAATCACGGACAATATCCTTTAAAGGGGTTTTTTCTTGTTCTTTTTGTAAAAACTTGTATTCACCGAATTTGACTAAAGCAAATAGAAGAGTAATGAAAAAGGCAACAATAAACATGGGGTCCATAGTATAAACAAAAAGAGTATTTTTAAAGACTATTATTTACGCATTTTCTTGGATTTCTTGAATAGCAATGTTTTGTTATAGAGGAAACGTCCAATGCATAATAAAATCACCAAAAATAAACAAAAGAAAAACAGAAATACGAAAATTGAAAATGTATATAAAAAGGAAAACCCGGGTTCATATTGTCTATCTAAATGAAGAATATCTCGTAAACAAAATTTAGATAATGTCGCTAAACCAAGGGGATTCATCCATTGCTTTGAGTTTTCCGTTTCCGGAAATAATTGATAACACAAAGGTTTATTGTAAATATATCGTTTTGTATCAAAACATTGTAAATTAATAAACACGTCCCAATCATGAATCGATGACTTCTTTAATGCAAGACATTTTTCTTGGAAAGAGCGAGAATAAATGCATGCATGTGTTCCAACACCCATAAATAATTTTCTTGTATTATCTCTAAATAACGGAAAGGATGAGATTGGTAATACACCCAAGTAATAAATGAATCGTTGATTTTTCATAGAATGAATGAAATTGCAAAGGGAACGCGTGGTTTCAGGATCTTTGAAGTCACTTGAAAATTCGAAATCATCTTCCAAGATTAATATATTGTCATAATTCGCCTGTTTTGCGTGTTCAAAAATAGTATAATAGCAATCAATTAAATCAGCTGCTGGATGTTTTTTATGTAAATTTTTAGAGCATTTTTTGTAACCTTCATTTATCAAAATATACACAGTGCTGGTTGGTTTATATTTTTCTAATTGAGTTTCTATATTTTCAATTCTTCCATTGTTTTTTAAATGAATAATATACGTTGCATCCACACAAGAATTTAATATTCCATCTTTATAGTTTTGTTTTTCAAATTGATAACAATGACTCATCTAATATACACAAATATAACATTTTAACATTTTCCATTATCATGAATCCAAGGAGAATAAAACGTATGGCATTTTACACAGCTATAATCCATATTATAAAGCCATATAAATAATAAAATACTGGTTAATATAAGTAAAATGGGTTTATTTTTTTTGCTGGCATATTTATAAATTAACCACAAACACAATAGATAAAATAAAAATATAAAAGGTAAAACAAATTGACCATACTCTATAAAAAAACGAATACTTCGTTTAAATGTTGGATATCCAGGATAACCTAGAAAAATGGCTTTATCATTGTATTTTTGTTGTCCAAATGAAAACATGGGATGTTTTATGTTTTGAAATATTTCTTCTTTGTCATCTAGACCCATAAAAGGAAAGGTTTTACAAAGACTATTAAATATTACTTGATCATCGTTGCATGTTTCTTTAATGCATTTTTTTAATACTTGTTTCAATTCTTTTACATATCCCATATATAAACCGGCATTGGCCCAATATTTATCATTATTGCATTTTGAAAATATGATTGCTTCAGAACCAAAACCATTTGTATAAACTTCCATGGAAAATAAAACTTTATATTGTTGTTGTTTAAATCGCTCGATTGCTTTATCAACGGGTCCGACGATTTCACTATCAAATCCATCTAAAAAAATGATAATCATATCATCGGGTAAATCTTTGATATAATCGTATATCAAATCATTTTTCATTTTAAATCCAGTCCATTTTTGTCCCATACCGAGAACTTTTATATCTTCGTCATATTTATTATGCACCAAACTTTCCAACATTCCCTCATAATGCGTAGCCACAGTTACAATTTCGTAAGACTTCATATATGAATGTTTATATATTAAATATTCATATTATAGCTCTTCAATATCTAATTTGATAGCATTTTCATCCGCCCTGGTATTGGATAATTGAGTGGGTTCGTCCAATGATTCAAAACCGGTTAAATTTGCATCTTCGGTGGAAATGGTAATACGCTCGTCATCACTGTCTTCGTCTTCCTGTTCAGCCAATTTACGCTCTAACGCACGTGTGGTGCTAATTTCTTCTAAACGTTCCAAAGTCTTGGGGGCTTCCACATTTTGAACATTGTCGTTTTCATCCAAGACATTGTCATTGTCATTAAAAGACAAACGAGTAACCACCTTTTCTTCGTCCATATTCTTCACTGAAGGCACAACAGGGATTTCTTCTTTATCTTCTTCTGTTGTTTCTTGAGTTGTTTCATCTGCTGTTTTGGTTTCCTGTTTTTCCAAAACGGGATCCTTTACTTGTTCAATAAAGACTTCTTCTTCTTGTTCCTCACTTTCGTCCATGTAAGCACGAATGATTTCTTCAGTGGGCACACTTTCGCGAATTGTTACCAAAATGCATTCCTGGATTAACAATTCCAATTCACGCATGTTCTTTTGTTTTTGCAAAGCCGTCAAATTCTTCTCGTACAAATAAACGTTCATGTATAATTTACGGGCCACATGTACATAGACCTTGTGAATAAAATGATCGAGTTTGGGAATGGAAATATCGATCTTTTTCTGCTTGTTACCAACACGAATACAAGTAAGTACCTTGAGTTGAATAATATGGACACAAGTAATCAAATCCTCTAAATATCCGCATCCGCTGCGATCAATAATACGCTGTTTCTCTTCTTCAATAATAACAGAATTCCATTTGGGAACACGTGATAACAAATTTTGGAAAGTCATCAAGTATTTACTGGCTTCGTCGTTTTCTAAGCACATTTTCCATGCTTCGTCGAAAATGGACTGAATACCTTCGGTAAGTAATGGAGTGAAAATACTGACTAAACGGCCACACCACTCATTGCGTGACTCGTGTAAATTGGATATAACAAAATCGTCCATAATATGTTATAACCACATTATCTAATGCTTATTATAACGAATATGTATGTTGCACAATATTGTGGCAAGCAACAATTTCTCGTTTTTGTATTCGCATCGAATTTTATGAAAATACATAATGAGTTCGGTTTTGTCTAATTCCTCAAAAGGAGAACTATGTTTGATCCAATGGATCAAATCTATACAAGAATATCCTTCTTCGTAGATTAAAGAGGAAAATTCTAAATATTCTTGGAGGCTTTTGTCTAAATCGCCAATGTGTTTTTCGAACCAATCATCGTGATTGGGTTGAGGACCATAAGCGTTTTGTAATTGTATTTGATGCAAATTATGTGTTTGACCAGAACCGTCTAAAATATCTGGCACATGGATTTCGCAAAATCTGGACAAAATCGGATTGAGCAGTTTTTCTTTGTTTTCCACCACAATGAAAAATCGCGTATTATAGCTAAACAATTCGATGCAACGGCGCAAGGCGGATTGGGCATCGATTGTTAGATTGTCGGCATTGAAGAGCACAATGGTTTTGAAATGCACTCCTTGTGTTCCTTTCAAATTCGATTTAGCAAAGAATTTTAGGTCTTCTCGTATGAATTTGATGCCTTTGCCATGGGCACAATTCACAAACATGACATTGGTTTTCAGTTTCTCTTTGTTATTTTCATAAATCTGTTGAATATAATTATAAACAATCGTGTGCTTACCTGTTCCCGAATTCCCGTAAAACAATAGGTTGGGAATGCGTTGATGAAGAAAGAAATTGTCTAATTTATGTTTAATGTGTCCATGGATGGAACTTATGGGCAGTGAAGCAACTTGCATATTAAGAATTCCGTTATTCATGTTTAAGTTATTTATATAAGCATGAATTTATTTAACTTTTTCGATGTGTTCCATGAGTTTGGTCATTTCGTAGCGTTCCATATTCATGCATTTGCGCTTAATATTGCAATTAAGACAAGCCAATACCACATTGTCGTTTGTGTGACCCAAGGAATTATCTTTCCGTTCCAAAGTCCATTGCTTCGGGTCACGGACAAATTCATACAAAAGGAGTACTTGCAATTTGCAATAATGACATTTATAATCACTTGTTTTGAGTAATTCCAAGACTTGGTCATAGTGTATGAGGTTTTCGGCTTGATATATTCCCTTGTCTTTGTCTTGCGATGCATAACCGCGAATCTTGCATCGAATGTGCGCCCCTAAAGATGCCAAATCCTTGTTTTGCACACTCAATAAATCAATAATTTCGTCGTGACTTTTTTCTTCGAAAATTCGAACCATTTCATTCCAAGAATCTTGCGTGGCAATGACCCGTTTTTTTCGCGGTTTTTGCAATTCCACCTTCTTGGATTTTGTGGGTTTTTCAAAACAAACGTCCAAAACCCGCACTTTTTCTTCTTTTTCGTCATCACTCATCTTGGAAATTAGAAAAACAAAAACAGTTATAAATAAGTCACTAGATATTTTTTTCTTAAGAGAAACTTGTTATCAGGAAAACTATTTCTTCGATTTCCAAGATTATTACTTTCACATAAATCCCATAATACAAACAAAATTGAAGATATTTTTATGCACATATTATACCAACAAAATGACCATATGTTCCAATAATGATTGGCGATTTTTGGAAATCGCAGCGGACGAGGCGTCCAAATCGAAGGTGAAGTATCATAAACATGGATGTGTCGCCGTGGCGTCGGGAAAAGTGGTTGCCCGTGGTTGCAATCATTATCGCGCATTTTCCAAGGACGGATTGTTGGATAATGCTTGTACATGCCATGCCGAAATTGATGTTTTGAGGAAGTGTTTAAAGAGGCACATGCCGAAGAAATTGACAATCTATGTGGTACGGGTGTCTCAGCAAGGCAATATATTATTGTCGCAACCTTGTGTTGATTGTCATTCCAAGATGAAGGACTTTCCTGTGAAAAACATAATTTATAGCGGTGAACACAATGAAATATGCAAAATGAAAATGAAAGAGTTTTCCACTTCTTTTGTAACAAGCGGTCATCGCGCTATTCAAGATGGGCGAATGTGAATAAAAATATACTTTATGAAACATAATAAACATTGCACTCGATATTTACTTAAAGGGGACTTTATAAATAATGCTTCCTGATCATGAAACCGAATCCACAAAAGATGCACCCAACGTCACTCCGACCAAAACTGTAAAAAAAGAATATGTTCCTCCTATGAGTTCGAATTACCAAAATTCCATGAATATGTCCTCTTTAGACAATTTGTTGGAAGCAGAACGCCAAAGTTATAAAAACGAACCTTGGAACAAATTGGCTAAAACCCAAAAAACACAGTTATTGCACAGCTTTGCGGAAACGTATGGACGTGAAAAGGGGATTCCAATAAAAGAGGTAAAACAATTGAAATTGTATTTCAATGAATGTTTAGACAAGGGGAAGTTGAACAAAACAAAGGATGTGGCATATAATCGCGAAAGTCGCACATTGGAATCAATACCAGCATTGTATTTTAATAGTGAAAAACGCCAATTTTCTTTACGGAATTTGGATGGAAAGCGCGTTTCCACATTGAAATCTTTGACACCAAAACGGAATACATCTTTGGAACAAAAGAAAGAAACTTGATTTTCTAAAACGATAGAATTTTTTATTTCGTATGATTTTTATAATCTTTTATTTTTGATTTGACCTCGTCTCATGTTCTTTCAAATAAATAGGATATTTTATCATATTTGAATCTTTCCGAGAGCTATTTACAGATATTTCTTAGAATGATGTTTATACATTTAAACATCATTTTGATTATTAATTTCTAAATATAAACATTATATACAGCCAATATATAATGAAAAACTGTTTTCAAGTATATTTAGACACCACCAACCCCCAAGCTTCTTATAGTTCCCTCTTCTCATTCGATGTATTGTTTTCTATACTTTTTCACGCCATAGCCTATTATTTCATAATCAATGGTATGTTACTTTTATTCAAACAAAAACCGTTTGCATTTCATAAACTCTTTTGGATCTTGATTGCCATTATGGTATTCGGATATATTGGACGCCTATATCGCGCCAAAACCATTTTCCATGATTTCCAAAATATGGGATACAATAGCATACAAAGCAGGGAAAAGACCTGCGATTTTATGCGCACCGGATACTTCACTTACTATTTTCTAGCCTAAATATAAATGAACAATAAAGAAATCAAATTATTAAAAATCACTATACTGTCCATTATTGCCGGTATTTTCATTTATTATCGCAAATTAGATTATTATGCGTCCATTCCTCGCGAGAACATTTGGGCTTCTTTAGCCGTCATTTTATGGACATTTGTGACGTTATATGAACCTTATTTTCTGGTGGTTGGCTTGGTTTTGTTAAATCTATTTGGAGTGAAACACGAAAGTGTTTAAATGAATACATATAAAAAACAAAATTGATATATTCTATTGTAAGTAATTTATAATAGAATTATGGATGAACAAATATACGATAGCGACGAGGAAAGTACAAACTCCAGTTTGACGTCACTCAGCTATCAAGAAAATTGTGAATTAAACGAAGAAGATTTAATCAACGCCAGTACCACCATTTACGAACTGGCACATGAATATTTGCTATTCAACGTCCTCGAAATGCACGAACAAAAATTCCACGACAACATGGCACAAGACATTGCCGACCTATTAATCATGGATTGGAAAGAATGCGGCGCTTGCGATGAAGATGATGTTCAAGACATTATCCAACATTGCACCGCCATTTGTCAAAATTATTTCGAATTGCAAATCGCATGTTGTCCTCCACGCGTTCTTCCGAAATCCGTTATATTAAAAGATAACAAACATATGCGTTATACCAAAACATTAGTGTATTTGCAATCTTTATATCAACCCGAACAACGAACATCCGAATGGTACGAGTTCCGTCATAATTTATTGAGCGCCAGTAGTTTAGGCAAAATTTTCGGCAGTGAAGCTTCGCGAAATCGCCTTATTTACGAAAAATGCCAACCGATGGAACAAAGCAAGCCTTATGGTCCAGTCAGCGTGACAAGTCCCTTACATTGGGGACAAAAATACGAACCCCTTTCCACCATGTTATACGAACAAATGTTTTCGACCAAAGTGGGTGAATTCGGCTGCATTCAACACAAAGAAATTCCCTTTATAGGAGCTTCCCCAGATGGCATTGTCACCAAATCCGATTGCCCACGTTTTGGTCGCATGTTGGAAATCAAAAACATTGTAAATCGCGAAATCAATGGCAATCCCTTGAAAGATTACTGGATTCAAATGCAAATGCAAATGGAATGCTGCGATCTTGACGAATGCGATTTCCTTGAAACCAAATTCCAAGAATACAATGAAGAAGAGGATTTCTGGAAAGACGAAGAAAAACAACACAAAGGTGTGATGCTCTATTTCGTGGAACGAATCAGTATATGCCAAGATGCACCTGATTACGGTGACGGTTCTCCATACCGCCGCCCACGAAGCAATACCTATCCTTGTTTGGAGGAGAACCAAGAAGAAAATCCAACCCAGGGATATATGCTGGCCCAACAATATTCAGGCGTACCCCGTTACGAATACATGCCACTTTCCATTGAATTGACACGTGAAAACGTCGAAACATGGATCGAAAGTACGCGAGCGAAATTACGCAGGAGCTGGTCTCTTTACACCACCATTTATTGGTATTTGGACACATATAGTTGCGTATTGGTTCAGCGCAATCGATTGTGGTTCGAAAGAGCGCTTCCCTTTATTCAAAACACATGGGAAACGATTTTGAAAGAGCGAGAAACAGGTTGCGAACATCGCGCCCCCGCTTCCAAAAAAGAAGTGAAAACATTGACTTTAGAGGTGGTTGCCGATGAAAAAGGAGACAAGGAATTGCGAAATTTTCCTGTGCAAAAAGGCGTTTGCTTAATCAAATTGGATAAAGAGGATTTGGAATGAACGTAAAAATATTTTCGTATAGTATATGACAACGCAAGAAGACAAAAACAAGGAAATTCGGCTGGTAGTTCACATATCCATTTTTATGTTTATTTTTTCCATTATTTTAGGGTCAATTTTTGCTTATTTTGCTCCGAAAGATCAAAAAATAACCGGTTTTACAACTATTTTGAGTATTGGTATTATGATTGCCGCTTTTTCACCTCAATTGTATTTGAATTCCGTGCAAAAATCCCATGCAACAAACCATGTATTGGCCATTTTTCTAATTTTGTGCGCATTAGGCGTTCTGTTGCGTATTCCAGGATTACGACAACAACTCGGCAACGCATTTAGTACAAACAAAGGGACTTTTTTGGTACTATTAATCACAATTAGTAATTTGATTCCATTGTGTGCGCATTTAGTATGGCAGTGGCAAGGTGCCATTTTTGATACAGAAAATGCAGCTATACCAAAACACATTTTGGAAATATCAGCACCCATATCGACGGTGGTTGGTATTTTAGCTATCATTTGGTTGTTCTCTGTTATTTATCAAAAGAAATGAACCTAATCAATTTATGTTTTACACCTTTTCTCATTCAAAACGCCCATTTTATAGGCGTAAATGAGTGAAAGGTAACCGGTTACCATTTCGCATTTTTAATGCGAAATGGTGTAAGAAATATTCCTTAAAACATAATATGCAGAGTTTTAGTAAAATTTAAATTGAAAATGTTTGAATAAATTCTTCTTCATAGAACCAGTAAATTGTAACCATAAATGTATTAGAATAGCTTCTATTATTATAAACCCGATGGAAATAATAGTGGCAATTAAAATATCTGCATCTTTGTACTCAAATTGAAAATGATCTTTTATTTTTTCGGTTAAATATGGAACCAATTTGGTGGGTAATACCCACGTAATAAGTGTCATGATCGTCATCGTAAAAAGAATGTCTAAATCGCTCAAATATCCACGATTTTTTTGCGATAATCCATACATGAAAATTCCGGACAAGGCAATAATGGAAATCGCGTTATACGAAATATATTGCACCGGTGTTTTAGGATTAATATCGTAAATGTTTTTGAAATACGAAGGAAAGTGAATAGCCAATATATTAGATATAATATCCACATTGGCGAAATAAGTCAAAAACAAGAATTTCGGAATGTCTTCAAAAACAAAATAAGGTATCACCATGACCACAACCACATAGATGATAAAAAATCCAATAATGTTTTTATAAGTGATATTTTCATTATAATCTGTTTTTGTATCGATTTTATTTAACTCGTCCATATAATTATGATTAGAAATTTTTAATTAATAAGTATAATTGTTTTCATGCAATGATGAACCCGTTTCTTCTTGGTTTTTATATTGTCCTTGAGAAGCCAATCCGTTTTCTTTGGCGCGTTTCAATAACATCGTCTGGGCTTCTTCAATATGCTCATCTTTTCCTTTCCATACGCTCAATACGGAAGCTTGCAATGCACGACCATAAGAAAATGTCAAATACCAAGGCGTTTTTTCATCACTGCTATTAATTTCGTTTAAAGCAATGGTGGCCTCCACTTCAGACATACCTCCGGATAAAAACACCACACCGGGCATTGAAGCGGGTACAGAATCACGTAATGCTTTCACCGTCCATGAACCAATTGCCTTAAAATCCACTGGAACGGTACAAGACACTCCTTGACGCACCATGTTTGGCTTTAACAACGTACAATCGATTTGCACATGGTGCCGCACCAATTCGCGATATACCAAATTCAGTGTTTTGTATGTAACTTGATAGGCCTCTTCAATCGTGTGACCTCCGTCCATCAATATTTCGGGTTCGACAATCGGCACTAATCCATTGTTTTGGCAAATAGAAGCATATCGCGCCAGCGTCACCGCATTTTCATGCATCGACAAATCCGACGGCAATTGTTTCTCCATATCTATTTTCAACACCGCACGCCATTTGGCAAATCGCGCACCGGCATCATAATACTTTTTGCAACGTTCGTCCAATCCGTCCAATCCCTGTGTCACCGTTTCCCCACATGTCCCATATAGCGGTTTTACGCCCATATCCACCTTAATACCCACCATAATATTGTTCTCTAATAATGGCTGTATCAATCGATCTCCATTATACATATCCAACAACGTCTCTTCATATGTGATGACGCCGCTAATATGTTCATGCAAATTCGGACTGCGAAAAAGCAAATCGCGGTATTTAATACGATTTTCCCGACTGTTTTCCAATGAAATCGCGTCAAATCGTTTTCCGATTGTCCCAATACTTTCGTCTGCGGCCAAAATGCCTTTTCCTGGCGTGCATATAGCAGAAATCGTTTTCAACAATTCGTTTCGATCCATTATAAGAATCCAAATAAATAATTGTTTAAATCTATTTCTCCTTTACAATTATATGTTTAAAGGAGAAACCCTTTGCCCATTCCGAAAATACAAAGACCTCTTCGGTGTTCCGCGAAAAGGCGCGCACAGTATTCGCTTCTTGGATGTTGCCCTAGTCGATTATTTTCTGACTATTTGTTTGGCCTTTGTATTGACCTATTTGACAAGCATTCCGATTGAACTCACCACCATTTTCAGCTTCCTATTTGGCATTGTTTGTCATATACTCTTTGGCGTATCCACATACACCACTCGTTATTTAGGAATATCTTGCACATAAAAAAAGGGTTATTACATTACAAATTATAAAATTCTAAACTACTACATCTGCTGCTTCAACGCTGTTTGTGCGGGTATTCAAATACTCCTCCAAT